GGGCCTTGACGCCACCACTTCCGACTTTGCTGCCGACTGTCTCGTCCTGCGCCATACGCTCAGGTGAACTCAGTGCTGCCTTCTGCTCCTGCTGAAGCTGAGACAAGCGTTCATCATTCCCGGTGATGCGTGCTCCGAGCTGACTGGCTCCTGCTGCGATGTCTCCGACGGCATTCGATGCGCCTGCACTTACGTTCTTGATGAAGCTCTGTCCCGCAACCTTGGATCGAGCAGCAGCGATAGGTGCGTAGCCTGCACCTCCAAGGTTGGCAACGATCTGATCTGCGCTGTCGCCTGCCTTCATGCCCTGCGACACAAGGTCTGCGGTCATTGGGTCTTGCATCAGCTGATTGATGATCAAGTCCGGTGTCGCGCCTTGCTTGGCAAGTTCGGTGACGAAGGCATTCACCTCTTTCACAGCACCAGAGTCCATGCTCGGCCGCAGCTTGCTCATGATGTCGTTGACGTACTTCTTGTTCACCTCGTGATTGGCTGGGCTGACTTGCTGTGGGCTTGGCACAGTGCCGTCTACATGGAAGCGGGCGTTCGCCGCACCACCGTTGTAGTGAGCGAGGGCGGCCGGAACGCTGCCGCCGTACTGATGAACCAAGTCCTGCAGGTAGTCCGCTGTGCCACGCAGTGAGTCGACGGGGTCGCTCACATCGACGTTGTATTGCTTCGCTGTCGCAGGCATGAACTGAGTCAAGCCGCGTGCTCCAACGGGTGATACGGCATTCGGATTGCCGCTACTTTCTGTTCCGACCAGTGCGTTCAGCAAGCCCGAAGGAAGTCCACGTGACTGCTCCAGTGCAGACGTGATCTGCGGGTAGATCGGGTCAAGACGGAAATCCATCAACGACCACCCTTGAACGCGCTGTAGCTGAGCTGCTGCGGTGCTTGACCTGGCTGGCGTGTCTGCAGCGTCAAGCCTTGCTGTCCAGCTGCGTTCTGGACACGCTGGGAAGCGGCATCGATCTCGCTCATGATCTCGTTGGACTTGCGGATGAAGCCTTCAGTGCCGAGCTTCTTCAAGTCCAGGTTACCCATCATGATTTCGAGGCGCTTGCCTTCTGCATCACTGTTGGCGCCACCAGCTCCACCGCCAGCCGCCTTCAGCTTGGCCATGCCGTAGAGGAACATCTGCGACTTCAACGAGTCGACATCGGCTTGGGCTTGCGACGCCTTGGTTGGGTCGCGTGTGATGGTGTTGTAGAGCAAGGAGAGCTGGCCGCCGATGCCCGTAGCTGAATCGATGCGTGGCTTACCCGTCGAAGCATCAATGCTGGTGAGCGAAGCCAATGACTTGCGGAGCTGGTCACCCGCAGCAATCTGAGAGTCCAGTTCAGCAGCAGTCTTGGCGTTCTTCTCAGAGGTGTCTTGGAACTCCTTGCCGCCAACGACGTTGCCTTGCATGTCGCGAGCTGGACGCCATCCGTTTGCTGTGCGTTCCATGATGCCGCTCGGTGTGTCCTTGGTCTCAAGCACGCGGTCGCCTGCTTGCTGTCCAGAAGCTTGCACATCGACTTGGCCGGTGCGGGTGTTGTAGCGAACGATGCTGAGCTGGCCGCTGTTCGGATCGCGGTTGAGTTCGACCTTGAACTCTCCACCTTTGCCGCCAAACATCTGCTGTAGCTGTGCATCTGCAACGCGTCTGCCAAGGTCACCTGTGTTGGCGATGCGCTCGATCTGTGCGAGCTGCTGCCCAGTGCTTGGCTGTGCAGAAGCTGCGGCTTGGTCGGTCATCATCCGTGGGTCGCTGACCTGCACGGTTTGCCCGTTGCTGAGCATCCCAGTGCCTGGCGCGGTTGATACGCCAGCAAATGGGTTCTGCGCCGGCTGTGCAGGTGCACTCTGAGACGGCTGTGGCGGCGTGAACTGGGACGGCAGCACAGGGGTTGGGGCAGCTGGAGCCCCTACAGCGCTTGCAGGCTGTTTTGTCCCCAGTAGCTGCGCTGCAAGGTTTGAAGGCGCTGTAGGGGCGTTTTGAGGGCTTGCAGGGGCAAGTTTTGCAGCGAGCGCAGGGGCTACAGCCGCTGGTGCGTTCAACGGCTTGCGTAGGAGGCCTGCTGCTGGGGCAATCTGATCCTCCAGCGACTTGATCTGCGTATCCAAGGCAGACACGGTCTGCGTGGCAGCTTGGAACCCTTGCGGATCAGCGTTTCGCTTGACGCCGCTGTACGTGCCGAGGACTCCAGCAGCTTGCTTCCGTTGAGCCCGTAGAACGTCGAGCTGCTGTAGCTGCTGCTCCTGCGTCGGTGGCGCCATGACTGGTTGCGGGTCGGAAGCCAGCGGAGGATGGACCATGCCGCGGCCAGCTCCTGCTCCCGCCTGAAGCTGTGCACCGAGAGTGCTTGTCGGCTTGCTCGGCATTGGAGCCAACCTCGCTCCCAGGGCGGCACTTGCCTGTTGGCTGTCTTGTGCGGGCCTGTAGGCAGGCGGCGGAGCCTGTGTGACTGGCGTGGAAGGAGTGATGCTGCCGTCACCTATCGGGCCACGGCGCGATTCACGCAGGAACTCAGCATCACCTTCGCGCTGAACTTGCTGATCACGTGCCGCCTGTTCCCATGGCTTGTCTTGCAGAGCCTTCTGCAGCTCCTCAACCGAGCGTTGGTCCAGCTGCCCTTGCTGTTGGTCTGCATTCCCTTGTGTCTTCGTGCCGAGGTACGCCATCAAGCCACGAGCCAGCGTCGAACCTAGCGTGTTGCCGCCGGCGAAGCCTGTGAAGTCGCCGCTCTTGATGAACTGCCCTTGGTTCTGTTGCTGTGACTGCTGCATCAGCATGTCCGCCAACGCGCGACGGCGCTTGATCTTGTCTTGCTCTGTGCCGTAGTTGAAAGCTGTCTGCTGTTGTGGATCTTGTGGATCAAAGAATGCCATCTTGTTGTTCTTCTCCTTAGTGCACCATGTCGTAGTCGACCATCAGGTATCCGCTTGCATCGACGTGGACAGCATGAGGAGCTGTGTGAGCAAGTTCTTGGGCGATCACGCCGTCGCTTGATCCGCTGCCATCCTTCCAGTCCCAGGCATACCAGTTGTTGCCTCCCTTGGTGCGGCCGATCAGCTTGATGTTCTTCTTCAGGCGTGCGTCGGAGAAGAAGAGGGCAGCGGCTGTTCCGAGCGTTCCGATAGTGCCCAGTGTTGAACTGCGGTTTGCCGTGTCCTGGGCCATCACGCCCGAGTTCCACTGTCCGAGCGAGCTTGCGGCGCCGCTGTAGTCGGCTCCAGGTGTGTAGCCGGCCTGCGAGAAGCCTTGGAAGGTAGGGCTCTGGACCTGCTGCCCAGTCAAGACAGCGTTCATGCTGTTCAACGGTTGCAAGTAGTTCTGGTACGCGCTGTTGTACGCAGTGCCGTAGTTCTGCAGCGCCTGTTGGTAGGCCTGCTGCTGTGCGGCGTTGCTTGCCTCTTGAGCACCTGCGTTTGCACCGTAGCCAGCAAGCGCCTGGTTGTACGCTTGCCCTTGCGCTGTGTTGTAGGCCGACTGGCCTTGGAGACCTGCACCGTAGACGCCGAGTGCGTTCTGCAGTGCTTGAGTCCGTGCGTCGTTGGTCAGGCCATACGCCTGCGCGTTCTGCCCGAACTGTGTTGCCGCAGCGTTGTTGCCAAGGCTGAACGTGTTCGCGCCTTGGCTGTAGGCTTGGTTCTGTGCCTGGTTGCCAGCGTTGTAGCCGGCGAGCGAGGACGCGTAGTTCTGGTTCGCCATGCTGTTGCCGGTGACGACAGCCTGGTTTGCCAGTTGGTTCTGCTGCTGCGCCTGAACACGCTGCTGGTTCTGAACTGCGTTGTTGTACGCCTCACTTCCAGGCGTCAAGCCCTGAAGTCGTAGTTGCTCGTCGAGGCGCTTCGCGTCCTGTCCCCACTGGTCCTGAAGAAGGGCTGTTGCCCCTTCATAAGCCGACTTCGCTCCTGCTGCTGCGTTGGCATCGCTGAACTGCGGAGCGTTCTGGTTGACGCTCCCTGCACCGGCTACTGCACCCGTCGCATCGAGGTTCTGTGAAGGCCCGCCGCTGAAGTTCTGATTCACACCCTGCACGCCGCCCAGGTATGACATCGGATTGAAGCTGCGCTGGTCGACACTGCCGACACCAGTGGGCGTGAACCCGGCAAAGTTCGTGTTGACCCCGGGAACGCCGCTCATGTAGGTGCTGAGCTGTGGAGCGTTGAAGCCTCCTGCCATCGTGCTTCCCACCTGACTTTGCAGTGTCTGCGCCAGTTGGGATTGGTTCATCTGAACCTTCTGCTGGGCGTCCAGTGCTGCCTGCTGGTCAGGGCTCAGTGCAACGTTGTTCGACCACTGGTTGTTTGGTGTTCCGTCTGCGTTGGTGCCTTGGGTCCAAGTCGATGTGCCCCAAGGTGTGACCATGTCGGGGCGATTCGCCTGTGTCTGGTACTTAAGGTTGTCTAGGTTTCCTGCTGCTGTTTGCTGCGCGGCCGCTGCGTAATCAGGTGCCGGAGGTGCTGAACTCTTTCCGCCCATTGTTTTCCTCTTCTGTTCTTGTATTTATCAAGGTTTCCTTGTTTGGTGCGGCCCATCGGCCCTTCTTCCACTGTTTGCGCGTCAGACCGTAGATGAATGCGTCTTTGCCTTCTCCATGAGCGTCAGTGAGGCGACACACAAACTCGTGTCCCAGCTTCTCGTGCATGGTGATCGCGGCTGTGTTGTCAGCTCGAACTGTGAAGTTCAAGCGCGACTTGTCCGCATGCCTGAAGGCGTAGTCATACACGGTGAAGGCAAACTCGCGGGACATCCAGCGCTTGGTTCCGTCGCTTGCGATGCTCCCTTCGCATGTGTGCGCGGTCCATCGATTGAATGCCACGACGCACAGGATTTCAGGTGTGCCATCGTCGTGGACGAGCATATGTGCGATGGTTCTGCACTCGTCTGGATTGAACTGTCCTGGCTCCCCGATGCGCTCTGTGATCCACTGGCAAAACCAGTCGTTGTAGCGATGGTCGACAACGATGACGCGCGTGCTCATCCGAAGGTGTTCCCAGGAAGGATCGACCACTCCGTTGACACCCAGGTCGTGTCAGAGGTCACTGAGATCGAGATCGCCACAGCCAGGTATTCGGCAGGCCAATGAGAGACGGTTTCCCACTCGGCATACGTCGAAAGGTTGCCCACCCATGTCGCGGACGGTGAGTTCCAGATGGCGTTGTCCCACACTGCGCCTGTAACGGGAGAGACGCTACCTGGGCCAACGAGAGGTACCAAGTCGAAGTCAACGTTGACGCCGACCGACACCTGTGGATTTGATTGCCCTGTGGTGAGGTAAGGCTTGATCTGCTTGGCTTGCTTGCGCGAGCCTGGACCAAAGGTCTCATCGAATGGGTTGAAGGCTGAGAGTGCATTCGCAACGTAGCCTGTGCCGCCGCTTCCGTCGATCGCTGCGCCGTCCTTGTATCCAAAGAAGGAGAGCGCTACGAAGTCTGTGCCACCGAAGAACAACGACTCGTTGAACAGGCGGAAGCACTGTGCTGGCCACCCCTTGAATTTCGACCAGCCCTTCTGGATGGTGTTGAAACAGAACTGATAGTTGTTCGCCTGCGAGCTTTGCGGAACGTTCAGCAGGACAAGGTTCTTCGCTGGATAGAAGACTGGTTCGAATCCAGGCAAAGAACCTGAAGTGCTCACGACATCGCTGATGGTTGGAGAGATGAGATACGTCAGTGCCTGTTGGAGGTTGACTGTGGTGGACTGCAGGACGCTGGACATGCCATACATGCCATCCTGGGTCAACACGAAGGCGTCTCCCAAGAACTGCTCGACGCAACGTCGTCCAATAGGGGCGCCGCGCTTGTACGTGCCGTAGTGCTGCCAGGTATCGGCAGCGGCTGGGTTGGTGCCGGTGTAGACGACGAACTCGCCCTTCGTCGAGATGGCAACGAGGTATGAGCGTGTCGCGCTGCCGCTGTCGTATGTCCAGCTGAAGAGCTTGTGTAGCTGTCCGCCTTGCTTGAACTCGGTACCGAAGTCGAAGGCATACAACTGCCCGCCGACCACAGCGATGTCGCAGTAGAACGCCTCGGTGCTGTTCTTCTGCACGAACCACAGCCTGCGGTTGTGCAAGCACACGTCGATGAAAGTAGCGATGTTGACTGACGACCCGTTGTTGTCGTTCGTGCTGAACACGCCGGGTGTTGTCCACGGGCCGGCAGTCTGTGATGCTGTGATGAAGCTGGAGCCGTCATAGACCTGTGGCAGGTCAGTTCCGTTGACGTATATGGCGCAGCTCGTGTTCGCCTGGGTATACGTCTGCTGGGCTTGCTCCCAGTACACGGCGGTTGTGCTTTGACCGCTGACAGCGCTTGACCAACTGCCAGTGCCGCCGGCAGTGACATCAATGAAGCTGCCTCCACAGACAGCGAACATCTTGTTGTTGCCGCTGCGACCGTTGTAGACGAGGAGGCTTGTGACCGGCGCCGGAAGGTTCGATGCCCACTTCAAGTAGCCCTGCCGAACGCTCAGCCCTTGGTTGGAGGTGATGAAGTTCTCGAGCGTCACTGCGTAGCCAGGAGCCATCGAGGCTAGGTTGTCGACAGTGTTCCAGCCGAGTGCTGGTGCTGGTGTCTTGACTGGGATCTGCGTAGGTGGAGTAGGGCGTCGGCTTACTGGCTTCATGACTGGCCCGCCCAGTTGCCATCTGGATAGTTGTCGGTGCCGAGGAACTTGTAGCCGCGCGTGTTGCCCATGAACAGGCGCTGCGTCGGCATGTCCGAGCCCTTGGCAAGCTCATAGCTGCGATTGAAGTTACTGACCGCATCGGTGGTGTCTTGCCCGACGCTGGCCTTGTACTTCCAGATCACGCCATAGACGACGGTGCGGAAGTCGAACATGCAGATGTCGCTGTCCGCTTCAAACAGGCCCTTCTGTAGGCCAGAGGAGCCATCGACGACGTATGCGTTCGAGATGTACTCGTAGACGAGTGTGAAGGGCGTTGCGCCTGGCACTGGGAACAGCCAGAACTTGTCTTGGAAGACGCGGTAGCGCTCGAAGGGTGACGTGCTGAGCTGAGAGACCTTCGACCACTCCCACTGGATCGGGGTGAGTGAGCCGTTCATGGCCCAGCGGTTGTTCTGGTCGAAGACGGTGCCAGAGATGGCACGATCGAAATCTGTTGGGAATGCGTAGTTGTCTACCCCGTTTGTTGTCGTTAGCGTGTACCGTTTCTGAAGCATCTGCCAGTCGAAGTCGGCCAACAGCTCATCACATATCGCTACGACATAGGAGTAGAGTTTCTGAACATTCCCGTTTGTGTTGGAGAGGACGTTCTGCGGGATAGGGACCGAAATTTCTCGTGCAGCGGTCTGCACGATCTGCAAGAGGCTCTTCTGTGTCATTTCTTGTTGTTGTTCTCCCTATCCTTGTTGGCTTATTTATCCGATTCGGCCACCTTTCGTTTGGTCTTTAGTGCAGAAGCGAGGTCGGTATTGCCACTTGAGGTCGCAAGCAACGCTTCAAGTTTGGCGTTCATCGCGTCAAGCTGGGCTTGGTGTGCTACTTCCTGTTCCTTCATTTTTGCTTCCATCAACGCAGTGGCAGAGACATCCTTTGCTTGCTTAAGGAAAGCTTGTGCCGTGTTCTTCAATCCGTAGAAGCCACGCATGGTTGCCGCATTCGAGTCGTTGAGATTCGCTAACTGTTCGACGGTCGTGATGCCGAGTTGCTCCAGCTCTTTGATGCTCGCTGGAGTCATTGCTGGCCAGAGCGATAGCGGAGTTCCAGTCGGTACATACTTCTTGCCTGCCTTAAAGGCTTCGTGCTCGTGTGGGAAGCGGTTGATATAGAAGTCGGTTACTTCTGACCAAGCAGTTACTTCCTTTCCGCGCTCGCCTGGCAAGCGAACCGATATGAAATCGACGTTGATGAACTTTTTTAGCCCGTCTTCCGCAAGGGCAGTTTCTCGTGGCGAGTAGATGGCCTCGGTCTTGAACTCTACGATTGCGGATGTGTCGTCATTGTTGGGATGGTTGTAGCGACCGGTGCGTGGATCTCTTGAGTATTCGGCGTTGTCGTTTGCGAATCGATCGCCATGCTGCATCGTGTCGATCTTGAGTTGTAGTTCTTCAGGTGTCATTCCTGCTGGTAGCGGTGTTGTGGCGTTTGTCATTTATTTTCTCCTTGGTGGTATGTCCTCGTTCCTTTGAGGCATGTCCAGGTTTTGTTTGTCAGCCCCATGCCAACAGACTATTTATCGGAAAGTACGCGGCGCAAATAGAAAAGCCCACCGAAGTGGGCCATCCTTGTCAGGGCTGAGGTACTTAACCGTTTGCGTTCATGGATGGACGTGCAAGCTGAGCAACCAGCTGTCCAGCAGCTGGAGTGCCGTTGGCTGTCTTGGCTACAGCGCCGTCGATCTTGTCGCCTGTGACCACTGCATCATCTACGGTGCCTGGTGTGGCAGTCGAGTACAGAGCGGTGTTGGCAGCGACGGTGCCGCAGTTGGTGACTGCCGATCCGGAGATCTGGTACCAGCCGAACTGGTTTGCCACGTTTGCGGACATCGCTACGCCTGCAGCGCCACGTGAACCCGCGACTGTGCGTGTAGTGGTGGCTAGCTTCTGATCGAAGATGACCATGTCACCGACAGCGGTAGATGCGGCGCCCTTGAGGTACACGAACTCGCCTTCCCCATAGACTGGGTCAACTGCGCGAACGATAGTTCCGAGAGGATGATTCTGCACAGTGCTTGTCGATGCGATAGCTTGGTAGCCGATGATAGGAGTTGAAATTGAATATGCCATGCTGTGTTTCCTCCCTGATTAAGTGTTGCTGAATACGCCGTTGAAGCGTGATCCAGAGCATGTTAGATTGCCGGCCCAAACCAAAGTCTTAACAGTGGCGTCTTGGTTCACAGAACTCTTGTCATCCAAAGTTGTGAACTGGCGATCAGCGTGTGGACGGAAATGCAAATAATCTGTGTTGATGAAATAAGCCACGCTTGTGCTGATGCCAGCAGCTAAGCTGTCGAAGAACACTGGGATCTCATTGAACTTGATGGTTCCGAATCCAGCACTTGCCATCGATGCATCAGTGAAGCGCTGATTGACTTGCAACGACGCCATGAAGATCGAATACACATTGGGTGCAGCGATAATCACGTTTGGTTTGTCTGTGCCGCGAGTCATCGACAACACGAAACTGTTCCACTGAGTTTGGATGGTTGCTGCTGTTGCAACTCCGCTGCCGTCGACAGACGCTTGCCACTTCTGATTCTTCCAGAATGCGTTCGACGATACATTTCGGTCAATGGCGCCATACACGTTGGTTGGCGCAAGTGGTAGCGCTGCCGCAAGGCCGGTTAAGTTCTTGCCGCCGTTACCTGTTCCGTCAAGATACAAGTCGACGTTAATTCTGTTGTTCAACGAAGACTCTGCTACCTTTACCTTGCCTTTGATAAGGTCGATGATTCGCTGCTTGCCGTTGTTCTGAAGTTGTTCGCGACCTGATATAGCGATCGGTGTTGCGTACTGGGCAAGTGTGAACTGCGATGCTGTGAAGGTGTCAGTCGCTGCTGTTGGTAGAGTGTCATATCCACTATACGAGCCAGTATTGCTGTTCGCTGTGTATGTGATGGTTTCAAGGATCGGATCGCCACCGGTGATCTCGATTGCGCCGTTCGCTTTCATGAACTTTAGAAGCGCGTTGTTCTCGGTGAGGTTGTCGGCAGCCGTAGGTTGATAGTTGGCAATTGTTGACGACGCAATGTCACCGTAATTTATGTTTGGTGATGGCATGAAGCTATCTCCTTATAATTTTGGTTTATGCGACAGTTTCTGTTTAAAGAAGCCGGTGTCTCCTATCGCTGTCGGGTGCCATCACTCCTGCTGCTTCCTCTACTCGCTAGGCTGATCTGATTTCTCAGGTGCGTGCTCTGTGAGTTCTTCAGCTTGTGCCGCTGGTCCTTCGCTTTGGTTCTCGACCTGTGCAAAGAAGACGTGTGTCAACAACCTAGGGTCGATAACGGGCACGTCTGTCGATTGCAAGACTGAGAGTGATATCAGCGAAAGTGTCAAAACTGCATCCTCCCAGTCATAAGTTAAAGCTATTTATCCTTTTCAATCCAAATCGTCAGGCAACGAGGCAAGAATGGCGTCGTCGAGGCTCATATGCTTCTTAGGGCCTGTTCCTGTGCGAATTCCGCCGCCTAAGCTGTTCTTGACTGAGTTCACTGGTTTCGGTTTCTGAGCAGGTGCTGCAGCAACTGCTGGCTGGGCCGGAGCACGCATCGCGAGCGCTTCCTTGACTTCAGTGCTGTTGTTCATCGCGAGCTGGTATGCCTGCGCAAGCTGCTGCTCTGCTGGCGCCGTCACGTCGACAAGCTCGGCTGTGATGATTCGACTCATCTGCGCGCGCAAGAAATCAGCGAACTCGTTCTTCGGATCTGCGAAGAAGCGATCGATAGCTGCCTGGTCGGCCTTGTCTCGGTCCTCGGTGGCAAGCTCCTGACGCAGTTGCTGCTTGATCTCCTCTGGGCTCTTCTGCGGCGCTGGTGCCGGTTGCATCGGCGGCATGCTCACGGCCTGACCTTGCGAAAGTCGACCTAGCGCAGCGATGCCCTGTTCGTTCAATGAGGTTCTGATGAAGCGGTCGATGAGGAAGGCACGATGCTCCTGCGGTGCAGTGGCAAGCGCTGCAGACACTTCCAACAGGTTCTTGGTGTGGGCAAGGAAATCGATGTTGTGCTGCTTCAGCAAAGGCTCGTATGGAGCTGCGATGTCACGCACGCTCTTCGAGAACTTTCGATCTTCTGCTGATTCTTGAAGCAGCACCGAGTGGTCGCGTTCTCGCGCTGCTGTCCATTCCTGCAGCTTGCGTGGCACGTCCTTCCATCTTTCCTTGAGAACGGGCGGCAGACCGTTGGGTGCCTTCACTGGCTCAAGTTTGTTGCCGCTGATGGGATCTACGTCGTCAGGCAGTGGCTGTGTAGGCTCGACGATGTCCTTTGCTTGCGGCGCATCCTTGACTGCCTGTGTTGATGGCTCATCTTCGGTGTCAGTAGCAGTCTTGGCCTTGACATCGTCAAAGGCCTTTTCAACTGCTTGAGCTAGGTCGGTTTTCTGTTCTGGTGCAACGGCAGTTGAAGTGTCTTCCTCGTCTGCATGGTTGCGGGTGGTGTCGTTGTCGACGTCCTGCATGGTCATGTCCCCTTGTTGTTAGGCGGTGTGTTTCTCGACGGCCGCTACCACCGCTTCATGTAGCGCCTTGTCTTGCTTGACCTCCTTGGCCTTGCGTTGAATCTCTGCTTCACGCAACCCTTCCTCGGCTGTGAGTGAGTTGGTGTCGCGCATGTACTTCTTCATGTCCTGGCCGGTCTCGATCCAGCGTCCGTTGCCGGAGGTCATGAATCCTTTGTGGCCTGTCCAGACCATTGCGGAGACCATCGGTGCGACCTGGACACGCTCGGTGGCCTTCTCGCAGCAGAAGGGTGTGTCGTCACGGTCGGCGATCTTTCGAACGAAGTCGTGCCTGCCGCCGCAGGCGTGGCATACGGCTGTGTAGGTAGGCATCAGCTGCTCCCTCCCTGTACCAGCGTCACGTGATCAACAGCGTTGCTGTGCACTGCGTTTGTGGCGTCTACGGCGACTTGCGCGGCCGCCACACGCGTGTCTGCTGCGTCCTTTGCGGCCTTCTGGTCAAGCTCGCGAGCCTTTAACTGGTTCTGCTCGCCTTTGAGCTGGTTTGCGAAGGCGTCGAGCTGGGCTTGCATCTGAGCAATGACACGCTTGGTCTCTTCCTGCATCTGCGTTTGCTGCAGGTCGGCAGCGATCTTCTGTTGCTGCGTCTGGGCTTTGATCTGCTCTGGCGAAGGCTGTGGCGGTGTCTGCGCTTTCTGCGTACCTGCTTGCTGTAGCTGCTGGAAGCTCTGGTCGAGTAAGCCTTCAAGCGTCTCACCACCCTTGTAGCCTGCTGAGACGAACTGAATCATTCCTAGGCCAAGCGGCACGATCTCCGGCACTTGCTGCGCGTATGGGAGGATCTGGCCGAGCATGGTGCCAACGGACTGGACGAGAGCTGTTCGCTCTGCCTTCTCCATGTTTTGGTTCGGCGTTTGGATGCTGTCGACGGAGACCTCAAGGACGAAGTCTTGAATCTCTTCTGACTTGATCAGGGCGAGCGCCGGCTGAACAAACTGAATGTCGGCTTGAGGGATGCGGCCGGCACGTGCCAGGATGGTCTGTGGGGTGTAGAACTTGGTGATCAAGTGGCACTTCAAGCGGAACAGCTCTTGGAGGTACAAGGCGATCTCGCGCTGGGTGTCGTTCAGACGCGATGTCCCGAACTGCTGCTTCGCTGCTGTCACCGCGACGTTGTCGTATGCCTGGGACTGGCCGCGCATGACATCGCTGATGCCTTCGATCTCGTAGATTTCAGCCTTCAGGCCCGCGATGGACTGTGCGATGAGCTGATACGTGGTGGCGTTGTTCTCAAGAGGCACAAAGCTCATGAGCGCGTTGAGGCCACCCTTCTCCGACATCTGCCCTGCCCAGTTCTTGACTGGCACGCCTTCGAGGTTGCTTGCGCTGGTGAAGATGTCCTGTAGCGCCTTGTTCTCTGCGTCGTAGATCCAGCGGACCTAGAATGAGTCGCTGACGCCGGAGAGGCGATCAACGAGCTTGTCGAGTTCGTTGTAGAGGTACTGTGTCTGCGAGTAGTCGCTGATGGCCTTTGTGCTGGAGGTGTCGAACCTTCCAAGCGGCGGAAGAGGGGTAGGGAAGAAGCCGCTGAAGTTGTTGGTGTCCTGCTGAACGTCGAGCGGAACACTGGCCTGCTCGCAGATCCAGTAGACGAACTGGCTTTCCTTGTCCCAAAGCTCGTACACGTCGATGGTCTTTTCTACGACGTGCTTCGGCTTCAGTGAGTTGGTGTTGTTGTTCTTCGAGCCCTGTGTTTCGCTGCTGCTGGCGCCGTATGACAGTGCCTTGAGTACTTCGGGCGGGCAGGTGTCTCCGAAGCGATCGCCAACGCTGTCCTTCGTCATCGACACGCGGCGGCCAACCCATCGGCAGTCGGTCCAGACCTGACAAGGTGCTGAAAGGAAGTCGTCCCAAGCTACGTAGTCGAGGCAGGCAAACTGGTTCTTGATTTCGCTGCCCGGTATGGCTTGCTGTACTGGTGTCTGCGTGAGCGGATCGACTGCTGTCTGGTACTCGGGTTCGCCTTCTTCTTGCTCGAAGCGTGCCCACTGGACGCCCATGCCAGGAACGATGCGATCAAAGACCGACTGCCTGAAGCTGGTGTCGAAGTTCGCCTTGCGCAGCTCGTAACTGATGTTGCGCTCGAGGATGTATGACGCGACACGGGCCACGTCGTCGCTGGCATCGTCATACGCACGCTTGATGACTGGTTTGGGCGTGTTGGCGTACAGCGCTGCCCGCTTGGTTTCGGTGTTGGTGAAGAAGAGGTTGTAGCGAGAGACACCTTGCGTGTTCTTGTCGCGCTGGTCTCTGTAGCGCTGAACGGTCTTGACGCCGCGTTCGTCGAAGTCTTTGCGTTCTTGACGAGCTGCATCGAGTTCACTGAGCCAGCGTTCCTGCTCGTCGCTGGTCTGGTACTGAACAAGCACCGGGTCTTGTTCGAATGCGTCTTCTGAGGTCTGTGCTCCAACGTCTTCGTTGTAGCTGTTGTTCTTGTTGTTTTGATCCACTAGTTAGATTGCCTCTATGCGTCGCCTTTCTCTCTGTTGTTGACGCTTGCGGTCTGCCCATGCGTCGTTGAGGGTGTATGCGTGGTTGATCTGATCTCCACCGATATTTATCTGATTCCTTGCTGCAGACACCTTGCTTTGGTGCCTTTCGCGTGAACGCGCCAGGTCTTCTGGCTGCAGTGCTTGGCACAGGTAGCGGAAGCCGTCTGCACCGTGTGACCACTGGTCGTGCTTCGGTGTGTCGCTGTAGACGTTCGCTTCACGATCGAACGTGCGTGAGTAGTTCTTGAGTGACTCCAGCCCGCGAGCGCACTTGTCCGCGTTGAACATGATTGGGTAGGTACGCAGCACCTTGCGCACGTTGTTCACGCCGTGGAAGACACGGTTGCCTTGGTCTGGGTTCGGCACTACACGCACTGGGGCGTCGTACTCGCGCAGCACGTTGATGACCGACTTCTTGCTGCGAAACGTCTTGTGGTCCGCGTCGTGCGGCAACCACCAAGTCCCGTACATGTTCGGGTCGTAGCGCAGGTCAAGCATCTGCACCACGTCGTCGGCATCCCGCTCGCGTTCTTCCCAGTAGTCGATCACACGGACGGCGCCGTTGACTACCTGCCAGAACCAGATGGATGTCGCGTCGTCGAACCCGATGTCCATGGCCAGGTGCACTTGCTCCGTTGGATCGTGCTGCACACGGCTGTCGGTGCCTGGGAGGATCTGCTGGGTGGCGTACAGCTCTGCGACGTTCTTGCCGAAGTAGCTGCCCTTGAGAGCTGCTTCGAAGCTGCATTCAAGCTCTTGGGCTTGTTCGTACTCGTCCATGTCGAGCCGCATGTCCTCGATCTCGGCTGGATCCAGGATGCCGCTCTCGGATGCTTTGAGCATCACGTAGAACCAGTTCTTGCCGCTGTCGTTGCTGGCTTGCTTGAAGAGGGTGTAGAAGTGGTTGCCCTTGCCCTTTGGTGTGCCTGTGAAGACAACCCAGCCCTTGTAGTCGGCGAGCATGGGGCGAATGATTTCCGAGAAGACGTTCGCCTTTACGTCGCTGTACTCGTCGAGGATGACGCCGTCGAGGTAGTTGCCGCGCAGCGCGTCCGGGTTGTCCGCTCCATAGAGCGTGATCTCGGCGCCGCCTGGAAGGATGACTTGGAGCTTGGATTCGTAGACCTTGACGCCAGGGATGTTGCGGACAGCAAGCTTCAAGCGACGCCACACAACGGACTCAGCCTGCTTGCGCAGTGGAGCGACGTAGGCGAACAGTGGTGGAGCGTTCGGTCTTGTGGCTTGCCAGTTGTTGGTGAGCTTCAGAGCCCGCCAAACCATGTCGTAGATCGCTGCTTCCGTCTTGCCTGCACGTCGATGGCAGACAAGGAATGCGCGCCTTTGGGTTCGTGCGTGGAATGCCGCGAAGCGCTCGTGCCAGGGTTTGTAGGGGAATTTGATCCTGGTTGGCTCTGTCACTCGAAGTCGTCCTCAAGATCGACTTCGACAGCGATATCTGCCTCTCTCGGAGGCTGAGGCATGCTGTGTTC